TACTTTTGAATTTCTTGCAGATTTCAAATGCTTCATCGAGTGTGCAATCAGAGTTATTGAGCAAAATTTTTGCCCTAACTACATTCGGTAATTTTTTAGGTGGGATGCTCTGTCCGCGGTAACTACTAACACCTGATTCGCGCCAAAACCCGCCAATATCCGGGTTATCTGTTTCACCGAAGGTTAATGCTTCAGGCTGGCCATCAAACCCGAAGAAAGGTAAAGGTACAATATTGGGAACTACTAATGGTGCTCCCACCCATTCAGCGATAATTCTTAATTGATCACCAGTTGCTGAATCTAAGTCGAACTTCTCATTTATGCTTTGCAGCACGCTCATACAATCAAGAATAGGTTCTATTGATTCTTTGACCGTCTGTCTAAATTTCGGCTTAGATCGGTGCTCATTAATGATCAGATTTAAATAACCATCTGTTTGCATTAACCACCCCCAGCAACACTAATCTCGATATTGTCTGAGTCACAATAAGCAACGGCGTTAAAAGCTAGTGTGTAATCACCTTCTACAGGTACACCATCTACAGTTAATTGAAGGCTTTCAATTTCATAAGACCTTGCATCTAATGCGCCGTATAAGCCTGCTGGTACATACAGCTTATTAATTGCGATACGGTCCCCAATATCGAGCTGATTAATGTAATCGGCTGAAGCGCTCTTTATTTGCTCACCAATATCTACCGTGTAATCAGAATTAGTCGTTAATTCAAAACGGATACCAATAGACTTTTGAATAGGTCGCCAATATTGAATTTCTACTGGATCTCCATAGACAGTTGGGCGAATCACAGTTGTATTTCCATATAGATCACAACCAGGCGCTTTCTTTACCCGAATGGTTTCAGCAATCAATTGATCATTTCCACCCGCAACAACTACCGCTAAAGATTTTGGTGGTAGCCCTAAAGGATCTACGAATGACTTTTTATTTTCATAAACCTTACAACGGCTTACCCCATCAAGGCTAAACAACGCACCTAAAATACCTTCAGTATAAGAACGCGATGGAATAGCAGTCGATAGTGCCTGGCGTTGCCGTAATTTAGCATTGCTTTCAACTGGCGCACCTAATGTGGAAGCCTGAGGATTATTAACTGATTGCCAACCACGTGTAGGTGTTGAAATGGTCGTAACTGAATTTGGTAAAGCCAAAATTGCTCCAGGCTTTTCAGCTATTGCCGTAGTAACTATTTCACCTTCTGAAGGAATAACAACTTGTGCCGGCAACAACCACCGGTTATTATTTTTGTCACTCACAATACCGTTATTAATGATTGTGCCGGCAACGCCCACCAAAACCACTGATACAGTTGATTTTGTGGCCACTGCACGGCGAATGCCATTGATTTTGACATTGCGTGAAAGCGCATCAGTATCGGCAGTACTTGGCGACATAGAGTTGTAAACGTCGGAAACAACCGCATTACAGTCAGCAATTACACGAGCAATTACACCAATCCATTGTCCATCTTGACTATCATTTTCTAAGTAAACATCTTGGCCATAAATTTCTCGATATTTTTCTTTAAGGTGCTCAACAATTTCACTGTATGTTGAAACTGTTACGCCATATTGGTTAATTACTGGGGCTATGCTAGTTAGTGCCATATTTAAATATCCCCTTGCAGATCGGCAGGACCATAGATCGTGGTGATGGATGATTGAATGGATAACGTGCGTGTTTCTCCATTAAATTGACTATCGAATGAATCAATCCGGAGTACACCTTGAGTCTCTAAAATGCGCTGGCGAATCATCAATTCAAAAAGATGATCTGTGTATTTCCCCAGCACGTCTGTTGTCCACCCCGTACCATCTGAAGTATCAGCAAACCATTCACCTACCCAAAACTTAAGACGCGTCATAACCGCCTGCGCTACACCCTCAGGTGTATTACTATGGAAATTATTTTGACCTTGGCCAAAGCTATAATCCCCATCTTCATCTAGCTTTCTATAGCGCATAAAAAAAGCCGCCTTTCAGCGACCCCTCATTCATTTATGGTTTCGGTGGACCAGACTCACCATTACCCGGCTGTACTTTCGTATGGCCATGGCTAGATCCAACATCCACATCGTTATTTTTTAATGCCCCTAAGACGCCTAACCCATCTTTCATTTCAACCGGGCAATTAAAAGTAGCTTTGGTACCTAAAAACTCCAACTCTCCAGCATCATTAATCCGGATCTTGGCATTGCCTCCATCATTTCTTAACTCAACTGCATCGGTGGCTACATTCTTTAATCGCTTAGGTTGAGATTGCGGCGCAAATGTTGCGAAACCATCGGATAAGTCATGCTTACGGTTTTCAAACGGTGGTTGAATGCCTCCGTTTTGCCACCACAAATCAATGCACCTAGAGGAGAAATGTACTAGGCACTCATCACCCCGCTTAACTGGAAATGTTAAAGCAAAGCCTCCAGCTTTAGGCCAGCATACCGGCACGTCTGGTATTAATGGTAGATCCACTAACTCCATTGACCCATCTTCACGCATTACCGGTATCTGAATAGCTGGTGTAACTGATACTGTTTGCTTATCTGGATCATAAGAATCAACGATACAAGGCAAATTAGTCCACAGTACTGCTAGAGCAGATTTAATCGCATCGTTGATTGTATTAAGCAAATGGGGCGATCTTTCGTTATTACTTAAAGCCATAATCAATCCACCGCCGTAATTGTAATACCAGATTTAGGAACTACAGCACCCTGACCAACTGAAACTGTGCTTGTATACCAGTCATCACCACGTGTATCTCCGTAGTGCTCAACTGCCTTGATGATGTAAATACCATTAATACCACCAGCCGTTTTTAGATCCTTTTGTGGTTGATCAACGCCCTGGCTTTGGTAATCAATATCAAAAGCTTGTGTCTGGATACTTGAAGTATCGACATGTATGCGTCTACCACGGCGTAATTGAGGATTAAGGAGGCAATTCACCATTAAGCCTTCAGTAGTTAGCTGAGGCATTCCGACCATCCCAGTATTTGCATTCATTTCAAATACAGAGTCCAGCAAATAACTACTAATTCCGACCATGTAGAGGTATTCATCATCAATGAAGTACTCCGTATTTGTGTCTTTGCAAAACTGGCGGATCTGATCGTCTAGTGAACCAAACATGACTTTGCCGCGAACATATGTTTGATCACTAAGCTGTGGCAATTCACCGGTTTCTACACCATTAGCCTGATACTCTTTGGCGATTTCATTTTTTACCTGATCTACTGTCGTGCCGGCAGCAATAGTTTTATTCACTAAAGCATAGTTTTTAGCTTTATCTCCAGATTGGGCCAGAATGCATAAAAACTTATCCGTAGGGCTTTCACGCTCACGCCGGTATTGAAAAGTTGAACCTTTAAAAATGGTTGATAATTCATCACCGTACCCTACTTCAAAAGTGACCATAGCACCGACATTTGAGTTGTCTTCACCAGCCAAACGATTCATTGTGTCTTCAGATAGGTTGTAGATATAAAACTCTGCTGCCTTAGGCGTTTCGGCCGTAGGTTGATTAATTCGAAATACAATTCGCATTTCAGATAAATCTAATGCCTCAGGCTCACCATATTTAAGTTGAACGGTTAGCCGGCAATTACGCTTCCATTGTTCACTCATTCCGGATCCTGCCAAAATAGTTTTATGTTGGTACCTAAATCACCAAATGATTGGCTCTCATCTTCATTGAGGTTTTGAACGTACATAGAGCCGCTAATTACATGGCTAAAAGGGCTCAAAATATCGACACCTGAGACTAAGGGAATACCTAAGGCAACAGGCTCTGAATTAGTTTGAAAAATATCTAGATACCAGCGCTTTAGAAAAATCAGTTTGAGCTGATAATTCACTTTATTTAGTTTGATAAAAAACTTCTGATTCCGATCGAGCAAAGGGATTTCATACAAAGCCATATTTACTTACCACTCATTAATGAACTAAAAGCATCTACAGCTGGTCCTAAAACAGTATTCAATACTGAAGAGTTAACTTGTTTCAGCTGTTTGGTACCAGAATCAACAACATCAGAAGTTACTTCAGGATTCTTTTGATCAGCGATAGAAACCAGCGTTTCTTTTGTGGAAACAATAAAAACTTTCTTAAATACAATATCGATCATCAAAGCATTTTCGGAAGTTTCATCAGTGACATTCTTTAATGACTTAATCAACATGTCTGTATAAAGGCGTTTACCAGTAGAAATAATAAGTCGTTGACCTTGTAAGGCCTGCAACCCCTGATAAATACCAAGAAGTGACAAATCTGACCCAATAAATGTATTACCAATAAGACCATTCATCCTTCCAGCACTTTCAGACCACCCGATTTTCATGGTGACCTCTGGCGGTGCTTTATAGCAGTGGTCAGAAATAGGTGAACCTTTTTCAACGGGATGCTCTGTTATTACAAGCTCATCAGAATGATTCTCTTCAATAACTACATCTGCAAATAAACCCATTATTGAACGATGACCACCAAACAATAGTGAGCCAACTGTTTCAGTGATAGCCATGCTTTCCTCCGGGCAATAAAAAACCCACCAAGTGGTGGGTTTAAATATTTTCAAAAAATGTTGCTTCTCAATGCTTGAACTAAACCTATATAATTTTTGATTAAAGATAAATCACTTTAAAATAAAGGTTAATTCTTGTGAGCACATCATCAAGACCAATTTGTCCCTACTGTAATAGTAAGCAGACACGATTTGCTTCAAGCAAATCAAATATACTTAAATCACAATACACTTGTAAAAATTGTGGCCAAAGCTTTTCAGTTAAAAATGAACTGTATGAATCAAAAGGCGGTTGCTTTAAGTTCTTTTTCAAACTGATATTTTGGGTAGTAATTGTAGCTATTGGCTTTGCCATTTACTTGGCAAAATTTGATAACACCCCTAATAAATCGCAATCTTCTACACAATTAACTGAAAAGAAAAATTCAGATAGTAGTGATAAGGAGGAATTTTCACCAGAAGCTGAAAAAGCTGCTCACGAATACATCCCCACTGAAGAAGATTATAAAAAACATGAAAGTATTGCTGATAGTAAAGATCAAAGTGATACTTTAAATATCTCTACAACTATTCGGAATAAAGATTAATGAAGAGAATCTTATTGTTGGCAACAGCATCATTATTAAGTTTCGGCACTTTTGCTAACTGCGAAATTTACTTTAATGACCCTACTGATGTAGCGAAATGTTATGAAGACGAATCCTTTGCGAAAGTCACCTCTAATCTTAAAAAGTTAAAAGAAATTTCCAAGGAACAGTTAACTTATAATCCTAATGTCATAAATGATTTAAATAAATCACAAAAAGCATGGTTGCTTTACCGTGACAGCTATTGCACAACTTATAGTTTCTATCACGGTGAAAGAAACGCACATGCGAACTGTATCGTCCAGTTAAATAATGATCGTGCAAAACAGCTAAAAACAGATATTGATGCCAATTAACCAATTAAACTTTTAGTGTTACGAGCCAAAAGAATCATCGTATTTTCTTGCTGTTTTTTTACAGCGTTCGCTGATTCTACTGGCTCTCTTGCACCATTGATTACCATATCAGTTTTATAGCTTTGATGTATTACTACTGATTTAGCAGACATATTTGAAGAATTATTAACTTGGGCTTTGTCTGGATTGCCATTTGGTGGACCAAAATTATTAATCTTAGTCTCACCATTATTAATGATCTTTTCGCCAACATTTGCTGAGTTGTAATGCTTCTTAAACCGTCCTTTTTGATATTGAACAAACTGTACAGGAGTTTGACCTTTAATTGGGGTATTTACTCTTATTGCTTCCAGAGTTTTAGCAGACACCTTATTAGAACCCTTTAAAGCAGGAATAATTCCCGGTCCAATATTATGGAGTAAATAAAGATTCTCCCCCGTAACTGCTAATCCATTTTTAGTAAGAATATCTGCATTCTGTTTAGCCAAAAGACCTGTTGCTAAAGTATTAATATGCTTGTCATAACGAGGATCGTTTTTAGTACGAAATCTCTTCCCGATCTTTGTCATACCAATTGCTTTACCCTCAGCGGTTTTTGCCAGATTATCCCAAGTAGACTGAATAAACTGACCGGTACCAATCGCTCCTGTAGGTGACATTTTCCCAGTCCAACCATCCTCCATTTTAACGAAGCCACGTAAAACCTTCTCATCAAGACCATATTTTGTAGCAGCTTCATGAATGTATCTATCAACATCTTTACCAAAGCTAAAACCATAACTCTTAGAAACACTTTTCTTAATAGTACTTACGGTTGTCTTAGCTACATTCGCAACTACTGCTGCACCCGTTTTAGCAGCTTGGGTAGCTGCTTCTGCTGTCTCTTTCGCGGTTCCTGCTGGATCATCAATTGCCTTGGTAACAAACTCTACAGTTTTATCCTTAAGGCTTTTAATTAATTCGGCCAACTGCTTAATACGGCTAATTGCGGTTTCAATTCCGTTTTCCCACTTAGACCAGTCAATAAGGCTTTCACCGCCATTTTTCCAAGTTTGGTAGTCATCCCATAAAGCAGCAATAGCAGCGGCAAGCGCTAATACAATACCGATAGGTGAAGCCAAAAAAGCTAAACGTAACGACTTGATCAGGAAAAGAAGCCCTTTCAACATTGGCAGTACTGAGGCCAATTTAGCAATCGTTCCAATAAAACCACCAAAGATCACGGCGAGCAAAGCAAACTTTAATCCAGTGGCCAGAATTGCTTTAAACCTTGGATCTAGTTCAGCGAACCAAGCAATAGCACTTCGCAAAAAGTTATTAATCATCTTGAGGATGGGTATAAGTGCCTGCCCTGCGGTCATTACAACAACTTCAGTAATAGCTTTGGTCGTCATGGTGATGTCACGGAATTCAACCATGAAATCGGTACCAGACTTGGTAAGCTCATCAGTTAAGCCAACACTTTGACGTAATTTCTGGTACTTCTCCATGTTGTCGATGAACTTATCATCACGCATGGCCATAAGGGTATTTTCATCAATACCTAAAGAACTGGCATAAGCATTTGCCTGGTAGTAATCCATCCCTTTCATTGTTTTTGAAAGGTCTTTCATTACTTCTACACGGTCACGCAACTGACCATTACCATCCCGTGTAGCAACACCCATGCCAGTTAACATACCTTCGTAACCAGGCGAGTTACGCATCTTCTGCGCCACATTCTCAAGTGACTGTAATGCATTTTGAGCATTACCACCCATTTGTGAGATTGCATCACCATAAGCACGAATATTTGAAGCAGATGCGCCAATACGTTGAGATGAGTAATACAGCTTATCGAGTTCACTTGCTGTCTTTGTTACGGCAACAACTGCGCCAGTTGCAAGAAGCAATAAAGTCTTATGCAGCAAAGCCGCTTTTAGCTCTACCCCTTTAAGGGTATCAGCCATTTTTCTAGCACCTTCATTGTCCGTAGAGAAACCTAAGGACACAAAGAAGTCACGAATAACTGTATCACTCATGTCTAACTCAACCTTTGTTTTGTTCGTGGTATCGTTCGAGTAAAAGCTGGTTATCTGCCTGCACATCTAATGCATCATTCATCAATGCAATATCTGCAAGGTCTAAAGTTCCATCTTTTAAAGATTCAAAACGACAAAGGCCACGAATAGCGGGTCTTAAAACCCAATCCTCGTGGCCTGGTAAATGCTTAAATGTTAAGTGGGCTGTTTCGTGCTCAATGCCTTCGTAAGCAGCCCTTGAATAAAATTTCCCAAGTTCGTACGAATGACGGCGATAGTTAGCGGCAAGATATGCTCCATGCCTAAATCATCAAACATGATTGCATCACGGACCACTACTTTTGCACCATTGCGGGAAACCACTGTTAGACACTTCTTAATGACATAATCAACATCATCCTCAGGCATCTTGGCGAAGGCATCCATAAGTGGTTGTAATGCTGAGCCAAGGCTTTCGAGATTTGCCTCAGCCAAGCCACTCACATCGTTTTCTTCAGCGCTTTCTAACTTCTCAATGATTTTTTGAAGCTCACCTTTTGCCAACTCCGTAAGAATTGGCATGATCGTAGGAATAATTGGTGCAATTTTTCGGGATACATGGAACTGGTCAATTGCATTTAAGCGACCAATTTCGTAATCATAATTACCAATCTGCATTACTCATACGCTCCTAGTTTTTGATCAATTTTGATTGCATCGAATACCCATTCGTTGAAGTCACCAACTGACTTGTAAGCCAAGTCCGTATGCTTCTTGAATGCGCATTTTGATGCCGTAGCGTTATCACCAGATCCAGCGTGATTTAGTGTGATAGTGTTCTTTCCCCACTTCTTAGTACTTGAGCGCTGAATGTGATAAAGATTAGAAAGCTTGGCGTTAATAGGTGATGTTTTTAATAGGCGAACTGTCACCGTACCTGACTTATTAGCGCTCAGAGAGTGCATACCCTCACCATCTGCCCCAATCGTCATAGTGTTCGCATCACCAGCCATTGCAATGGTAATGCCTTCATCTGCAACGCCCGCACCGTAACCTAGGTCAATTACCCCGTCATCACTGGCGAGGGTACATTGAGTATCCATAAATGAATATGTAGACATATTTCTTATCCTTATTAGCGGTTAACAGAAACAAGCACATCGGAGAAATGTGTTGCACCTGCCATCTTGATAGCAATTTGGAAAACCGGAGATTTACGCGCTTCACGTTCTGATTGAGCTTGATCATCTAGACTGTTCGCAAAAACGTAAAAACCTTTAGAAAGGTAATCACCTGTTTCTACTGCTCCAAAAGAATCACCATTCCACTGACCAGGACCAATAAGGCCATTTGTTACTGCCTGCTCCAATGCCCGTTCAAGCATAGTACTTTGGCGATTTACGCCGCCTTCCGTTTGCGGGACCTTAGTTGGCGTGGTATAGAAAAGATTCCACAGTGCCGTCTCTAAATGGTTTTGCAACCAGTCGAGACCATGACGCTCATCGATGAATGAACCATCACACATGACACCTTCTTGAAGAATTGCGGTGTCATTGTTGTAGCCGGCAAAAACATTACAGTTTTTATCTTTTAGGGCTTTTGCTTGGGAAACTTGTAGATCTTCAGCGGCTACACCCGGAAGCTGCTTAAACTTCAATGTAATGGTCGTGTTGGTACCATTGAAATTAACGCTAAATGCTCGCCCAAATACTGAAGCTGCTGCATGTGCCGTATCACCCGAAAAAATCGAAAATACGCGACCGTTATTTAATTTACTGAGCTTGTAGGCTAGATCGGCTGTACTGGTACCATCCAAAGCCAATGAGTTAGTAATTGTCTGGCCATAAATGCGAGATGGTGAAGTCGCATTAATGAATGCTGCCACTTCTAACACATCTGCATCAGAAATTGGCTCAGCGATATCTAACCCATACCACTTAAGTGACTTGTCCGCTAAATGTGTAATTGCATCCATCAATGGCTCAGCAGCATAGCCATTTACTGGTACCGAAGCATGACCAACGGTTAAACCCATCAATGAAGAAACGTCTGTACCAGTTGCATTGGCAATAGCATAGGAAATTGTCGAAGTGGTACCGGTGGTTAATGACGTAATTTCAAAACGGTTATAAACATCATTCCAAGTTACTGAAGCGGTACCCAGCTTGGCTGTTAGGGCAGATGCCACACCATTTAAATTGGTGACAGCTGATAAGTTCAGGGCAGTTACAACCTTTTCAGAACCATCAATGGTGATTTTCATCGAACCATCTGAAATAGCTGTGAAGTTTGAAATATCACGTTGATCTGCAGATAAAACCGCACCTTTTAAAACCGCTGAACTTGCCGATTTAACCCAACGGCCAATATATAAAGTTCGTGGTTTTGGGGATTGGCTAAAGTACAATTCAGCAGCTTTATATTCTGGCGCATCGGTACCATAATCTAATGCTACAGGTGTAAGACCCGAGTATTCGCGTAAACGTTCAACTGGATCTACAACACCATCCGTGGCACCAAGAATAAGTAAATTACCGAAGCTACGTGGCCCTGCTGCTAATGCCGCCAAACTAATGGAGACATTAACAACGTCTGAAACAGGCAATGTCATGGATTAACTCCTAGGAAATTCTATCGGCCCAGCATCTACAAATGACTTAACAGCAAACGTGCGTAATGTTTGCCGCTTAAAGACAGCGGTTAGGTCATATCGATGTACATACTGATTATTGAGAAAGTCAGGCGCGGTGATGATCTCACCCACCTTGATAAATTTGATTTTTTGCGCTTTGAGTTGCGCGATGTTTTGCGGAATGCCTAGACCATCCTTTAGGACGTTTGCAATTGATTGGCCGTGGTCGCCGTAGAACGATAAAAACAGCGTCAATTCTTCATGTCGAATTGAATCCATTGTTTCGTCTTTCTGGTCGAAGTAAGGCCCATCATCAGGAATTATTGACTTTACGGCGAAGGCGCACCAATCCTCACCAATTTCAGGAAAAGGCGGTGGTTCTCTTTGGAAACGTGGACGAACCATATCACCTGGTAAGGATGTAATCCCGACAATGAAGGCTTGAAAGATGTCCTCTAGGTCTTGGTCATAAGCAGATCCGCCACTAGGGGTAATATATCCCCCTGAAGCAGAATCACCCATGATTACCCCAGTGGTTTAAGCTCACAAATTGCTTTTATGAAACCTTGGCCATAATGTAGATTGTCCAGCACTTGAGCCACAATGTAGGTTTTACCCTTCCACGTAATCTCATCTGCTTTGGTATTTTTATCGCCTGAAGTTAAAGCAAACTGCGTGTGAATGTTGATTGCGCCTTTAATCAATGTGCCATCTGCTCGACGGTCCATATTGAGGCCATTATTTGTAGTAACTACGCCATCAAAGGGTGTTGATGTAGTCGTTTCTTGAGATCGTCCATTGTTTCCTACGATGACCTCTGTGCGCTTACAAATAATGCCTGTGTCCATGAAGTCTGGATCTAGCAAAACGTCTGAAACATCAAGTTGAGCCACGCTTTACCTCCTTTTCCTTTTTCATGATCACGTAAGTAACCAACTTTCTAAGCTCTCCAGTATCAATCAACGGCCGAACTAGGCCAGACTCAGCTGGACCAGTTTCAAGCTGTTTAAGATACTGTTTAGCGCCTTTACGGCCACGCCGTGCTCGAGCACGGATTGTGGCCAAAGATAGAGGGGCAAATTCACCATTAACGAAATAAGCCCGAACTGAATTCATTGCAATCATTCCAGCGGACTCAAGCAATTTCATCATTTTCTGACTATTACCATCTAAAGCAGCGTCAACCGCTTTAACCAGCTTATCGCCTACCGGTTCTTGAACTTCTTCAACACCCGGCACCAGGAAAGGTCGCTCAGGAATGTTTTGAGAAGGTGAGCCGCCTTCCATGAGGTAACCAATCTGCGCATTGGTAAGGCCGTCACCATCGGTTCGAGCCTCCCCATGTGGAATACCTACCAAAACATCCATTTGAGAAAGTTCAGCTACAGCTTGGAAAATGTCAGCTAAACCATTACCAGAAGATTTAACACCACTGCTCATAATTGGATGCCTCCCATGCCAGCCATCAGTAATAACTGATAAAACTGGACGCCCCAAGTCGTTTGGTTCCAATGACCAGCATCAGTAATGAGAACGCCGGAAACATCCATAGATTTTGAAACGCCATCAACGGATTTAGACGTCTCATTACCTACGATTTTGCCAGCATCAGCACCAATGCTTGCAGCACTCATCGTACGCCGGTAAAGCGTAAGATAATGAGCTATGAACAGTGTTAAACCATAATCGAGCATATCCTCCCAACGTTCCTCACGAAGCAGCTTCTTCCCAAGGTTTAAGTAGAAATTAAACTGAAATGATGGATATTGCGTTGTATCAGCAAATGCCGGCATTTCTTCACGAAAAGAGGATTCACTGATCATGTGTTAGGTTTCCTTTGGTGTGGCCTTTTCTTTTGCCGGTGTAGCTTTAGTTAATTCAGCCTTCAACTTTGCAATTTCAGCGTCACGGTCTTGAAGTTCTTTTGCTGACTGAATTTTAAGATCACTAAGTTCTTTATCCTTAGCCTTCATTTCTTCGTCATGCTTAAGAATTTGTTTTGCTGCTTCATCAATCTGGATTTGCATTGCTGCAATTTCCTGATCTTTCTGCTCAAGGACTTGTTCAAGCTCATTGGTATATGCTGAATGTGCTGGAATTTCCTGTGAATGAGCTTTCACGAACCAATGTTTGGCCACGTCTTCTTCAACTTCTTGAATTCCAGCTTGCAAAACGATTGTTTTTGCTTCCCCTTGTTCATCACGACCAAGGTTAACGGTTAGCGGCTTACTTAGAAGAATTTGTACTAACTTAGACATGCTCACCCCTTATAGGCCATCAGCGTAATAAGCTGTTTCTGGATATACCCATTCAACAACACCTAAACGGCCGAAATAGGTAGTAATTTGTCGAATACCACGATATTCGATCGGTGTACGTTGCAACGGTACAAGCGGGAAGCGCACACGATCTTCAGACTGTGTATACGTCAACATACGATCCGTACCACCCGCACCACGTTTTACACACCACTTAGAAGGCTGGATATTTAGAGGTCGGCCATTCACTGAATTACTTAAGCTATTGAGCTTCAAGAACTCAAGAATAGAGATATTCCCTGCTTCGCTGACAATACGCGAAGTTAAGAGACTAAATTGAACTGGTGGCAATAAAAGCTTGTCCGGGCAAACCGCAAAACCAGAAGCCACCCAAGCGTTATTTAAGACAAGGTTTACATCGTCTAAAATTTCTTGTGGGGTTGCTAGTTTCCAGTTTTTATTAACGTTGGTCGCACCCACTTTAGAAGAGTTTAAAAGCCCTTCTACACCAAGCGTGTCATCGCCGATATATACCTGCTCGTCAATATCCATTTGATATTTCAGATTCATACCTTTAAATTTCTGGTCATCCACTGGACGGCCTACAGCTCGTGCAGACTCCAATTCTGGAATGGTATAACCAATTTCCATACCCCATAAGCTAAGAGGTTGGGCAGTCTTGCCGATATCCAACGCAATTCCTGCAATAGCATCGGTATTTTTACCAATCCAAGATTTCCCGGTAGGTGATGGACCACCAGCTGCAGCAAATGTAGAGTTTGTGAATGAAGATACTTCATCTGCAATTGATACATCAGAGCGCAAGTCAATATCACGACCCCATGTAATATTTGCTAATGGCTCATGTAGAGTTTGGTCGAGGCGTTCCAATTCACCTAATAGGAATGCACCAGTACTATCAATCGTACGGGCATCAAAGGTATGCATTGTTCCAGAATCACGGGTACGCGCTCGAATTGGTCGACCCATTGCTACGGCTTGAGTCATGGTCGAAGCTAAGAGTAATTTACTCATATTTTCATTTTCTCCAGGCGTAAAAAAAGACGCATATAGCGCCGTGATTTACGTCAAAAATATTTTAGATGTTGTAAGAGATTTCTACGTTGCCCTGAGCATCAGCATCATGCATAAACATTGCATTCTTGATCTCGATGGTATTCACACCATCTGCAACCGCTTCAATCCCACCGATCGGTTTTAGTTCTGTTCCTGTAGCTACACGCACATAAACTTTCCCGGCTTTTTTCGCTGTACCAGCGTTACATTTTACTGTCATGTAACCACGGCGCATGATGTCATTCACAATTCCTGATTGAGGAACAGCTGCACCAATTCCATTTAAAGCTGATTGTGTAGGATAAGAACGCACAATTAAGCCGTATACATCGGTATCAGCCGCTTCAAGCGGTACGATTCCATCTGCTGTTAGCTTTCCGAAAATACCAAAGGCGCCAAAATTACCTTTAAGGATGTGTGCTTCAACTGTGGAGTGTGCTTTTCGTGAAATATCACCTGGAATGCCTGACGGCATACGATATAGATATGCATTACCCATTTATTAATTTCCTTTGTTTGCCCAATATTCACGGTTACGTTTATTCATTT